ATTAAATGGATTTTTCTTTCAATCTAAAACTATATTAGAACAATCAAAATCTAATTTAAGAAATCTTTTACTCACCACACCAGGTGAGAGAGTAATGCAACCAACATTTGGTTCAGACTTAAAGTCATTTTTGTTTGTAAACTTTGACGATATATCTGCAGACTCTATTGAAGAAACAATTAGAGAAGCTGTTTCAAGACAATTACCATACATTGAAATAAATAATGTGTTTGTCGTTAAAGATGAAGTTAATCTTAATAGTGTTTCTATATCAATAGAATATAGTACAAAATTAGAAAACAATTCTTTAGACTCATTAGAATTACAATTTAACATCGGAGAATAAGAATGCCTACAACTAACTTAAAAGAAGTAGACTATGGAACAAATAAAAAAATAATTAAGAAAGAAGTTAATTATCTTGGAAGAGATTTTGCAGATATAAGAGCCAATCTTATAGAATTTGCTAAATCTTATTTCCCATCACAATACAATGATTTCAATGAAGCATCACCAGGTATGATGTTTGTTGAAATGGCAGCATATGTTGGTGATGTATTGAATTACTATGTAGATAATCAATTCAGAGAAACACTACTGAATCAGGCAGAAGAAAAGAAAAATATTTTTGAGATTGCTCAATCATTAGGATATAAACCTAAGTTAGCTTGTCCTTCTACTGTAAAACTTTCCTTAACTCTTGATGTTCCAGCTAAAAGTTTAGGTGGTGGTAAATATGCACCAAACTTAGATATAGCAGGAAAACTTCAGGCAAATAGTAGATTTCTTTCAAATACTAATGTAGAATTTACTTTGTTAGATGATGTTGATTTTAAAGTATCAAGTTCATTAGACCCAATGGATGTAACAACATTGGCTCCTACATCAGGTAACATACCTACAAGTTACAGACTAACTAAAAGTGCATTAGCAAAATCAGGTGTTAGAAAAACACAAACATTTACTTTTGGAAATGCTAAGACTTTTGATAGTGTATTTTTAGGAGACAAAAATGTTACTGAAATTATTTCTATAACTGATAGTAATGGAAACAAGTGGTATGAAGTTCCTTTCTTAGCACAAGATACAGTTTTTGAAGCTGAGGAAAATACAAATTTAAATGACCCAAGTTTATCAACTTATAAAAATGATTCCCCTTACTTATTAAAACTTATTAAAACTGCCAGAAGATTTACAACAAGAATCAATGATGATAATCGTATGGAAGTTAAATTTGGTTCTGGTATTAGTTCTAATCCAGACGAAGAATTAATTCCAAGTCCAGACAATGTTGGTTCATCATTAGGTTTTGGTGTTTCAAGATTAGATGAATCATATGACCCAGCTAACTTTATGAAGACAAGAACTTTTGGTTTAGCACCAAGTAATACAACACTTACCATTGAATATATTTTTGGTGGAGCCATAGAACACAATGTTCCAGTAAATAGTGTTAATAGAATTTTAGAAAAAAATTATACAAATTCTACTGAGGGTGTGGATTCCACACTTTCTTCAAATGCAGAACAAAGTTTGAATGTAACTAATTTAGAAAGGGCATCGGGTGGAGCAAGTGAAGAAACTCTTGACGAAGTAAAACTTAATGCATCGGCTTTCTTTAACGCACAAAATAGAGCAGTTACAAGAGCAGACTACATAACAAGGGTTTATTCTTTACCACAAAAATATGGTAATATAGCTAAAGCATTTATTGTTCAAGACGAACAATTAGAACAAGAGGGACAATTAGAAGTTGTTGATGGGGAAGTTCGTAGAATTAAATCCATAGATGTTATACCCAATCCATTAGCATTGAATATGTATCTATTAGGATATACAGCAGATAGTAAATTAGTAAGACTAAACAATGCAGTAAAACAAAATTTAAAAACATATCTTTCTCAATATAGAGTATTGACAGATGCAATAAATTTAAAGGACGCTTATGTTATTAATATAGGTGTTAGATTTGCAATCACGGTAAAAAGGGGATATAACAAAAACGAAGTATTGTTTAACGCAATACAGGCAGTTAAGAAACATTTTGAAATTAAAAAATGGCAAATCAATCAACCAATCATATTAAGTGACATAGCTTATGTAGTTGGGTTGGTAGATGGTGTTGTTACGGTAGTTCCACCACAAGACAATAATCCTAATAAGAATATTGTAGTGATTGAGAACAAACATAAAGTATCTGATGGATATAGTGGAAATATATATGATACAGATTCTTCGGTTAGAGATGGAATTTTATATCCTTCATTGGACCCAAGTATATTTGAGGTCAAGTATCCTAATGTAGATATTGAAGGTAGAGTAGTGGGAGATAGATAATGCATTATTTTGAATTTAACAAAAGAGACTCATCAATATATTCAGGTGCTACAACTTCATCAAGAAACACAGGATTAGATGAAATATTAGAAATAAATAAAGAAGTTGCACAAAATGGAACTGTTCAAAATATTTCAAGAATATTAATTGACTTTGATTATTCTTATATTTCTCAGTCTATACAAAATGGTAAAATACCAGCAACTGCAAAATACTATTTAAATTTATTTGACGCAACATCAACCGAAGTTGAATCAGAACAAAATGTTTTTGTATATATGGTTAGTGGTAGTGCTTGGAAACAAGGAACAGGAAAGCTTGACCACAACCCAGTAACACAGGACGGGGTAAGTTATCAATACAGAGACCACGAAAACACAACACCTTGGGTAACGGGTTCAGTATTAACTGACGGGGGTGCTTGGTTTACTGGAAGTTTGGGTGGACAATATTCAGTTAGTTCATCATACGCACTAACATTTGATAAAAAAGATTTAAGAGTAGATGTTTCAGACTTAGTTAAGAATCACATATACTCAAGTTCTTTATTTCCTAATAGAGGTTTCTTGGTAAAAAGAGAATCACTATATACGGGTTCAAGTGATTTCTCATATAATCCAGGTGGTGACACTACAAAAGATGAAAGTAGTTCAGACAGATTAGGGAATCTAAAATACTTCGGTAGAGAAACACATACAATATACCCACCTAAATTAGAAGTGGTGTGGGACGATTCAAGTTTCTCAACAGGAAGTTTATCAGCTTTGAGTTCAACAGACTTAGAAAGATTAAAAGTATATTTTAAAAATTTAAGAACAGAATATAAAGAAGGTTCGATAGTAAAGTTTAGATTAGTTGGTAGAGAATTATATCCTACAACTGCGTTTGACACAACACCAGCAGAACTTACAACTAAATATTTACCAAGTGCATCTGCTTTTTATGAAGTAAGAGATTCAGAAACAGAAGAAGTAATCATACCTTATGGTAGTGGTTCTAAAATTAGTTGCGATAGCACAGGTAATTATTTTAATCTATGGATGAATGGACTACAATCAGAAAGAAATTATCGTTTTTGTGTTAAGGTAGTTAGTGGTAGTGGAACAACTGATGAACAAATAAACTTTTACGACAACGATAATGAATTCAGAATAGTGAGATAAAATGCCTTATTTACCTTCACAAGCTAGATTAAAGTCAGATACTTATAAAAACATCCTTGATTCAGATATTACTGAACAACAAGAAAAAGTATTAGATTTACTTGCAAAACAACAAATATCTGGTTCGGTTGATGCAAACAACCCTACAAGAGATGAAGATGGATTTTTGGTTTCCATTGAGGACCCAACTAATCCAGGCCAAGCCGCAGAGGGTATAACGGAAAGTGTTCGTATTGAAAACAAACAACAATTTTTTAACGACAGATATTTAAATAATATCTCACAAGAAATTTCTCATTTTGTTGTTCCAAGTGCAGGTGAAACAGAAGATGATGATATAGTTGACCAAGTAACCGATATTCAAATTCAAGCTGATACTTCCAAAACACCAGACCCATATAGACCAATCATTGTTGAATTTATAAACAGACTTGTAGATAAAAATAGTTTAAAAACAATAATGATTGCAGCGAAAGCAGGATTTGCGGCCATAAAAAAGAATCCAGCTGGTATTGAAGAAATTGACGATAGTATTTCAGCTGAAAAACTTAATGCACTTATTGTAAAATTAATTAGAGCATATCCACCAAAGTCTAAAGGTAGAAATTTATTAAAAGATTTATTTAGAAACATAAAAACTTATCAAATAGATTTAAAAATCGCATTAGATTTAAGAAACTATGCGGTTATACTACAAGATTTTATTTTTAAAAATAAAGTTTTAAGAAGAACTTATAAAGAATTCGGTTTACCAGAAACAATTGAAACACAATCTGGTGGTTCTTTTAATTTAGTAGCTGGAGAAACCACACCGGCATCACCAGGAGCAGGAACTGATGATGAAGAAGAATTAAGAGGTAAAGGATACATAGTATAATGTCAAGAGAATATGGTTTTACACAACAAGAAAAAGACACTTATTATTTAAATAAAAGAGTGTATAGTAGTTGGGGTCGTGATGATGATGACGATTATATAGCTGTATTTATTTATAGTGTACCAGATGATGTTCTTTTAGACACTATCTATATACCGAGAGAAGAAGTATCCTTTTCATCAGAGGGTTTTATAGATTTAAACATAGGACAACATCTTAGAAATTATGGATATACCGAGGGTGAGTATAGAATTGTTTACAAGTTTTTAAGAAGACTTGCCGGAGTTGAGGCACAAGTATTCGTTGATGATACAGGAATTCAATGGAATAGTGAAGTAGAAGAAAAAGAAATTAATGGGGAAATTAAATACTATACTTCATCACCAAATCCAGGCATTGACGGACAAGACACACCAGAAAAAAAAGAATTATTTATAAAGGAAGTAAAATATTTTATTGACGGAATATCACCAGACAGAACAGAAGCTCTTATTGAGGTAGATGAAAATATTCAAAATGAAGAGATGAGAGAAGATTTCCGAACTATGAATAGATTGATTGAATATAAATCTATTAAAAAAGACGGACAAGGTGGTATAAAGTTTGACCAGAAAAATCCAAATGTATTGGAATTTGATATAGATGGTGAGGATAGAGGATTTACACAAAATATGGTAGGTGGGGAAATTATTATTCCTAACTTATATAAAGTTGATGGGTATGAAGACTTTGATAATGACGATGCAATTCTTGATGAGATTGATGACATTGAATTTGATTTACCGGAAGAACCACCAATACCGCCAGATTTACCAGACGAAGATTTTGAAGAAGTAGAAGTAGAACAAGTAGTATCACCAATGGACACATCACAGGGATTTAGTTAATGCCAGAATATTCAGAAAGCCAAAGAAGTTACGAAAGAACTGAAGGAGAAACACAGGGTCAGGCAGATTCTCGTGCCGCTACAGCTGCAACACTAAGAAGATATGGTAATAGAATAAACCTACGGGGTGCAATGAGAAATGCATACATTAGAAGACCAGTAACTACGGACAGGAGTTCAGAGGGCAATAAATCAAGACCCATTGGATACCTAAGAGATTCTAACTTCTTTGACGACCAACCAAACTTATATCCAGGATTAAAAGCTTTACAACTTGACAAGAAAAGAACTTTAGTCAAGTCAAATAAAAAGAAAAAAGAAAAAATCATTACATCAAAAAGAGCACAAGTAAAAATAAAACAACAAGACTATGTTGCTCGTATTGAAGAAGTATTGGATGCAAACAGAGTTAGAGTTAGTTTGTCATATGAAGACGGAGTAAATCTTACTAAACATAAAGGTGATGATGATAGAGCTAAATCTTTCCAATACTGGAGAGTAAACTATAAAAAGAATAATGTAAAAAGATTTAAAACTTATATGGTTTGTGATAATGATTATTACCTTCTTACAGCAGACAGACTAAATGATGACGAAAAGTCAAGAGTTGTTAAATTAAAACAACCACTTCAAGAAAACAAAAATGTTTTAGATAAAGTTTATTTTGCAGAAAAAAGACTTCCGGACTATGAAGAAAGAGTTAAATTAGTTCCATTTGTAGATAGACCAGACGAGGGGATATTTTTAAGAATACCCAATTTAAATTCAGTAGATAATCCAATTAACTTTCAAGGAACTACATTTAAAAGTCAAAATGATTTATTAGGAAGTGATACACAATTAAATTTTGAACTACAAGAAAAATTAACATCAGGTAGTTTATTAGATGTTCAACCAAATATTGATTATCAAAAAACAACAACCAATTTATTATTTGAATTAGACGATACGGGATTTGGAAACTTCGTAAACTTCTCATCAGCAGAAAGAAGATTAAATAATTTTAAAAGAAAATTAGAATTAATTGAAAGTCATAATTCATTAAGTTCATCATTAGTATCGGTATCAAGTTCATTGGCCACAATACAAGAGGAAGAAAACAAAAGACAACGAGTAATTAATTCATTTGACCCATTTGAAAATTATATGTATTTTGAAAGTTCATCTTATGTTAGTTCATCATTAGGACAATTCCACGATACAGCTTGGCCAAAAACCAATTCATCAAAACCATATACATTAGCGGCAACAAACAGCACACAAGCTGGAACTTGGTATAACAATATGATATCAAGTGCATCATCTTATGACCAAAACAATGTTAATAGTTTTAGAAACTCACTACCAGAACACGTTTACTCTGATACACAAAACAATGTATTCTTAGAATTTATGGATATGACCGGACAACAATTTGATGAAATATGGACTTATGTAAAATCACTTACAGATGTAAATAAAAAAGTAGAAAAAGTATCAGAGGGTATTTCAAAAGATATAACATTAGAGTTTGCAAAAGCTTTAGGGTTAGAATTATATTTAGGAAATGATTTAGTTGACTTACCAGAATTCTTACTTGGTAAAAATACAGACGGAACAACGAAAAACGAAAAATCATCAGAAGATATATCAGAAGAAATTTGGAAAAGAATTTTAGCAAACTTACCTTTCTTTATTAAATCAAAAGGAACAGAAAGAGCAGTTAAAGGATTATTAAGTTGTTATGGTATACCAAGTTCTATATTAAGAGTTAGAGAATATGGTGGGCCAGATAAAGGAACAAGAGTTAGTTATGAAATAAAAAGAAAATTTACGAGAGCGTTAGATTTTAAAGCTAGTCAATATATTAAAACACCTTGGAAACCAATTACTGATTTATATCCCGATACGGTAGAATTTAGATTTAGAACACCTTATAGTGCCGGTAGTTCAGGTTCAATGGTATTGATTCAAAAGTCTGGTTCATCTGCTGACGGAAGTTGGGCTATATCATTACAAGATAATGGTGGAACTGATAATTATGGACATTTAAGATTTGCAATAAGTGCATCCAACGGAACAAAACAATATATTACATCATCATTACAAAAGTTTTACAATGATGAAATGTGGTCAGTAATGTTAACAAGAAAGTCATCAAGTGGTGTAGAGCATGCATCTGAACTTACGACTTTTACTTCAAGTTATGAATTAACTACAAAACAATACGACTCAACAAGACAAAAGATTTTATTCCAAGATAGTCAAAGTTTAACAATGACACAATCTCAATTCAATGGAGCGTTCACATCAAGTGGTGATGTTTATTTAGGTGGTAGTGGAACAGGAAATCACGGAACACAATTTAGTGGTTCATTAATGGAATATAGATTGTGGAGTGAACCATTAAGTGCGAGTGTATTTAATAATCACGTTCGAACACCAAAAGCTTATAACGGAAATACATCAGCGTCATCATATGACAATCTATTATTTAGATTACCATTAGACGACAATAAAAACTTATCATCAAGTCTATCAAGTGTAACAGCATCTGAGGTTTCATATTTGAATACATATCAAGGAGATATTACAGGTAGTAATTTAAATGGATTTACAGGAAACTTTTTCAGAACATTAGTGGACCAAGAAAAATTAAAAGTTCCTAATGTAGGACCTTCTCGTAGAAATGCAACTAAAATTAGAATTGAAGACAACACACTAAAAACAGGAACAGCATTATCACCAGAAGTTCGTAATGAAGTTTCATCACAAGATTTCGCACCAATCGATAGTAATCGTTTAGGTGTTTATTTTTCACCAGTAGATGTGGTTAATGAGGACATCGTTTATAGTATTGCAGACTTATCATTAGATGATTTAATTGGAGACCCAAGAGATGAGTTTAAATATTCATATAGAACTCTTGGTAATTTACAAAGGGAATATTTTAAACGATATTCTAAATCAAATAACTTTTTTGATTATTTAAGAATATTAAAGTTCTATGATTCAAGTGTATTTACACAAGTAAGACAACTATTACCAGCTCGTGCAAACTCAACATTAGGTGTATTGATTGAACCAAATATTTTAGAAAGAAGTAAAGAGATAATCGGTAAACAACCAGAATTTGATAATCGTATATTTGCAAATGCACAAGATTTTGATGACGGAGTTATGGTAACGAGAACAAATTTAGAAAATGATGAATCAAACTTTTCAACTACAAATAGTAGTTATGACACTTATGATGGATTGGTAAACGCCGCATATACAAGTGGTAGTCATTTAGGTTTCTTAAATGTTCCTTCAAAATTAAGAGTTCTTGGTGAGAACGACAGAAGATTAGGATTTGGAACTACATACCTAAACGCATCAGGCCTCGTATCATTGAAGAACTTTACAGATTCATTTGTTCCATTTATATCAGGTTCAAGATTATCAGAAACAAAGGAAATTGAAGAATTATTCTTCCCTAATGCATTATCAGCATCACTCGCAAATGTTGCACCTAATCCTAAGTTCTATTCAAATAGTTCGTCATTTAAAGCATCAGATGTTGAGAGTATAGCAGAATCAAATAATTTATTTAGAAGTTTTTACCAAGGAACAAAGAATACAAGAGAAACATCTTTTGATAAGAGAGAACCAATTGAGGTTCAAATAGTTTCACCAACAAAGATTGTTACACAGGATAGTGATATTAGTAAATTGAAAACAAAATAATAGTGGAAAATTTAACTTTCTTATATTTATTACTGAATAAGAATAGTTATATTATTTCCACAGGAGCAAAATAAAATGGGATTTTTAGACAATACAACAATAACAGTAGATGCAATTTTGACAAAAAAAGGTCGTGAACTTTTGGCAAGAGGGCAGAACGAATTTAGAATTTCTAAGTTTGCATTAGCAGATGACGAAATTGATTATAATTTATACGATACATCACACCCTAACGGGTCAAACTTCTATGGTGCAGTCATTGAGAATATGCCTTTATTAGAGGCGTTCGTAGATGAGAACCAACTTATGAGATATAAGTTGACAACACTTCCAAAGGAAACAGCAAAACTTCCTATATTGGAATTACCAAACTCATCATTGACTTTCAACGGAGCAGGTATAACTCAAACCATTACACCAAATACTCGTAATGGAGTGGACCAATCTTATATATTTATTATACAAGATGCATCAATTGCAAATATAACTCAGTTGACATCAGCAGGTGGTAGTTCATCACAAACACAAACACGAGTAAAAAGATTGCCTGACGGAACTTTAGAAGAAGATTTCGTAATAAAATCTGGAACAACAACACCAGTTTTTCTTAATGAAACTGAAAGAAAACGTTCTATCACGATTACAGGTCAATCAGTAAATGTGATTTCGAGGTCGATAACTTCACAAACTTCAACCAATGTTACCGTGATAGGTGCAGATACAGGTGCTACCTTAAATCTACCAATCACAGTAAAAGCTGACCCAAGTAAATTATAAGGAGTAAATAATGTCATTTCAAAGATTTAACAGAGCAGACGACATAGTAGAAAACCAAAGAACGACAGTTACAAGTGGACTATGGACAGGTGGGGGGACAAGTGTAACTTCTTTCTTTACTGCATCAACACAGGGTATTCAATCAGCATCTTATGTTGAAATATACAACGCAAACCCAGCAAGTGATTCATCAGCTGAAGTTCAATTTTCATTAGGATATGCACACTACGCAGGTAGTGGTTCAGTTGGAAATTCAACTAAAACAACAGTTGGTGATAGACAATCTGCTGCAATGTATTCACAATTTAAAAATTTAATACTTGCGCCCAACACAGATAAATTTACTTTCACAGGAGCTCCAGCGGCATCGTCATCAGGATATAATGACTTTTATTTCATTAGTTTCCAAAGAAGTCGTATGAGAGAAAAAGTAGACCCAGGAAATTGGGAATTACATTTAGACGCCGGAACAAACAAAGTTAGATTGATTGACGATAGTTCAGCAGCTTCAAGTGTTACTGTGGACCAAGGTGGTAGAGTATTTAATGTTGTTACTGGTTCCATTACTAATGGAGTTCATACGGCAGCAGCATCAGAAGACGGAGATGGAGGTTTCGGACTTTTCTATCCAGACTTAGGTATTATCGCTTTAAACGCGGCTAAGTTAGATGATGAAGTAGCTGATATAACAACAGCAAGAAGTGCTAATACATTTGACTTCAATGGTAGAAAACTTTACAACTCAATAGTTCAAGGTGCTTACTTCCAAGCTCGTAGAGAAGAAGAAATTAGTTCAACGAGTTATTTTTGTAGAGTAGGAAACAAAAAGTTTAACTTTAGTTCAAATCCAACATTTGCAACTTCATCAGACGGAAGTTTAACACAACCAACTTTCTTCAAAGACCCACAAACATTTGTAACACAAGTTGGTCTTTACAATGAATCTAATGAATTATTGGCAATTGCTAAATTATCTAAACCATTACTAAACTCATATTCAAGGGAAGCTATAGTAAAAGTGAAACTTGATTTTTAGGACAAACTAATGTTCAAAAATCTCGACCCATTAGATATAACGAAAAAGCCGTTCAAGTCTTTTAAAAACTTCACATTCACCAACAATGATAGTGGGAGTGGTGTATTTTTAGTAAAGGCTCGTAGTGGTTCATTTCAAAGATATGTAAGTGGTTCAGACGCAATCACATCAATCGTTTCAGGTTCAACAACAACAAGATATTTCGGACTTCCAACTTGGAATATGATAAACAAAACTTTCTATAAAGATTCTGATAAACCTTATAGAACTTTCGGAAACAATAACCCTAATGTAGAACATAGAGAATTACACACAAGTTCAAGTGTTATTAGTGTTGCGAGAGGATTGTATGGTGAACAAATCAAACCAGAATCAGTTGACTTAGATATTACTATTAATGGAAATACCTTTACAATTAAAGATGACGGAGACGGAAATCTATATGATAATGCACACTCTGCAAGTTTTGCATCATTTAAATCAAGTTCATTTAGTAGAACACCAGTCGCATCAAACGGAAGTGGTTCAGAGGTAGGTAATGTATTTTATTCACAAGGATTAATTGTATTAACTGATACAGGTTCTTACACACAAGACCAAACAAGTTATACTTTAAAATATCAAGCAACACAAACACATTATGAATATGAGTATCGTGTAATAGCTAAACCATTTGAATTTAACACCACTACTAATATTAGTGCAACACCAGGTCGTAGTGGTAGTTTAACATTAAAAGCTGGAACGGTTTCTATGTCTAATTTTTTACCACCAGGAGACCAACCATTAAATTCTGGAACAGGAAGTTTTAAAACAGAATATAACGCAACAACTCAATCTTTGGGGTTTGTAACTGGTTCAGAGTTCAACCCATATGTTACACAAATAGGTCTATATACTGATGATGGTGAGCTTGCAGTCGTAGGAAAACTCGGAAAACCTATCAAATTATCAGACGAAATCTCAACTACTTTTGTGGTTCGTTTTGATGTCTAATTTTTAACAATCTTATATTTATTATTGAATTAAACTCAATGGAGAAAACAATGTTTCGTTTTATTAAAAATATAGTTATATCAGCAGTTATGTTTGGAATGGTCTTTGGACAATCACCAATCATAAGAGTAAAACAATTAGGTGATTGGGATTCACCACAAACTTGGTGGAAAAACTCAGTTACACAAGATTTAGATGATTTTTTAGCACAAGATACATCAAATCCAGCATTTGATAACAATAACTTTGATAGTTGGAGAGATAAAGTCTTGGAAATGGAAGTTACCTTAGATGATGTAGGTGAAGATATTACAGCACTTAGGTTTGATATCGCATTCGATAACGACTTAGTTACTTGGATAGAATCAGGTGAAACATCAGTTAACGCTTGGAGTCAAGGAGATTCTAAAGTCGTTAAAGGTAGTCATATATCAGGTTGGACTGAAGGTGATGAAAGTGCAAATGCAGACTATTCTTTTGAAGTGGTTCACTTTTCTAATATTGGATACCAAGATTCATTAGCAGTCGGCGGTTCTAATACATTAGTAGAAGAAAGTATTGCCGATACAAGATACGATTGGTTAAGAGTTACTATGGTAAGTCACGGAGTTGACGCCGATAATGACGGAACACCAGATAAAACATTTGGTGGTGGTGATGGAGTAGAGAAACAAGTAATAAAATTTTTCTTCAAGATAAATGATGTTGTTGATGATTTCGCACCAAGAGCATTTAGAATACCAACATACTATGACGGAACAACAGGATACTACACTTATGTATCTGATGATTATCTATTAGATTATAAAGTTTACATAGATGGAAATTGGGGACACCACAAAACAGCAGACAGAACATTTAATGGTGCTGCTCGTGGTGATATTACTTTACACCCGAAACTTGTTGATGTTGAAGGATATATGAGATACATTGGAGAGTATGACGGAACAAATGCATATTCACGAAACAAATATTCTATGATGAAAGTTATCTTTGAATTAGATGAAAGTAATCCAGATAATCTTTCTAATTGGAGAAATCCAAGAGATATTAATTATCCATCAAGTAATACTGACGAATCTCTAACTGATGATGTTATGGGTAGTTATGATGACGCTGGAACATTTGCATTGGGGTATCAACATATGAGATACTATGAACAAAATGCCGGAACAACATCAGACCAAAAAATTCAAAACGACGGATTTAGAGGAGTTAGTTATTGGTATTGGACATACACAGATGATAAAGGATACTTCAATGTATCTTTACCGAGAAACAATAGATATCGTGTATCGTTCTGGCCACCAGAAGCAGATGATGTTGTTGGAGACCATACAACTTATTTATTAGATAGAGGAGCAATCACTAACATTAATGACGCAATCGCATCATTTAATTTCCAATCCAATAAATACGAAAACGAA